CATACCGTCTTACAATCTTAGGTCAACAAGGTCAGTTTACTGAAACATCATCTGATGATGGAAGTACTAGACCAGACCATTACATGTGTAGATATAGTAAACGTGTAGATTTATTACATGGTGGAGAAGGTTGGACAACTGGTGATACCTCAACTGTTACCTTAACTCAAACTGATGGTGGTGGTGTGGTCAACTACACTGACGAGAAAGGTCGAAGAGATACATCTGCAGCTATATATACTATTACAGTTACTGAATCAGAAACTGTTACAGTTAAAGCTGATATCAAAGCTGTACGACCTGCTCCAACTCCATTTGATGCTGATACAGCTGTAGGTAGTGATATTATACTTGGTGGTATATTAAGTGAACTAGGACAGCTGCCTGGCCAAACTAAGTTACAATCTACTAATGGTAAAGATATAACAGCTACTGTAATTGGTAATGGTATATACTTATCCTGTGCTAGTCCTTTTAACGTAGAAGTTGTAGAAACAGATTTAATGAGAGTCATGCAAGACTCTATTAATGATGTTACTGAACTACCTAATCAATGTAAAGATGGGTATATAGTTAGAGTATCTAATGCTAGAATATCTGATGAAGATGATTACTATCTTAAATTTGTTGGAGATAATGGAGATGGTGTAGGATCTTGGGAGGAGTGTGCAGCACCTGGTATAGCTACTAGTTTCAACGCTTCTACAATGCCTCATGTATTACAACGTACTGCTACAGATACTTTTACAGTTAAACAATTCACATATGCTGATAGATTAGTTGGTGATGATACTACGAATCCATTCCCTACTTTTGCTGATGGCGAATCTAAAATAAATAAAGTATTATTCTTTCGTAATAGACTAGCTTTCTTATCTGGTGAAAATGTTGTCTTATGTAAACCTGGTACACTTGGTAAACCTGATTTCTTTGTAGAAAC